CTACCCACGCTCAACTATCAGTTAGCCCCACCGGGACCATTACCGTTGAAGACCTTCATCACGCCGGTATCAGAGGTGAAGCTGAAGGTGTTCTCCAGCTTGCTCTGAACTCGACCCTGAAGACCGGGCACCTGGAACCGTGCATCAGGCACATAGATGGTCTTGAGTCGAGCACCAGTGTCAGGATGGTTGATCCGAACCTCGATCGGTACCGGGGTGGTCAGTTCAGGTCCGATGACCTCAGTTGAAGGCACGCCAGTGATCTGTGACAGCTTGTAGAACAAGTCAGCAGGATCGAACGGCTTGATCCCGATCTGGCCTGTCACCTCGGGAACGTCATAGTCAGAAACGACGTAGTGCTTGTTACCGAACTCTTCGTCGTTCTCCAACTGCACTGACCAATCCACCTGAGCGGACTGGACTGAGTTCAGGCGGCTCCATACCGGGGTCGCAGCAGCAGTACCGATGTAGACATCGATGTCCTTAGGGCGAACCGCAGCAGGTTTGACCGATACGTTCTGGTGAACGGGATGAGAGTTAGGGTTATTACCCAACTGGGTGTACGAACCCATAGTGGCCGAGCTTGACCACACGATACGAACAGTATCGTAATCTGCTGTGTGGTTCTGGGCAATTGTCACCTGAGTAGCGGTATTGCTGTAGCCCGTGGTTCCGCCAGCATCATGGAATAGACGCTTGTAGGCTCCAGTAGTTGAATCCACCAAGGTTACGCAAAGGGCATAAACGGTGTCTGCGCCCTCGGTGTAAACATCAGCGGTCATTCCGAACGCATAGGTGCTGCCAGCACCCGCTAGGGTGAACTCTTTGTAGTAGGGCTGACCCTGGGTGTAATAAATCGAGTCACCCTTGAGTGAGAACTCTTGGGAAGCATTCTGACGAAGCCCGTAAGTGTAGCTGGCCCGCTCTAGGGTCAGATAAGGAACAGCAACGCCCTTAACGATGTCGAACGCACCACGCCGGGACTTGAACGGTGAAATCACGTCAATTGGGACGTGGTTCACGAAATCAAGTTCCTGATTGGCGGTCAGAGTCGTCGGGTTCTTGCCCAGAAGTAGCGCCTCGAACTCGCAGGAAACATCGAAGCTCTGAAGCGAGAAGCTGAGGTCAGGGATGTCCCGAACAGTCGCCAGAGTTTCGAAGTTACCAAGCTCGTAGACCTTCTCTTCAGGAATGTTGAGAGAGCCGGGGCCTGCTGTCTGAATGCGGTCTACAACGTAACCATTTACGTCATGTAGGATCTGCGATCCACGAATACTCATGAAATCCTCCTAATAGTCAGATGGGTTTTCATATTTCCAACTACCCGGAGGCAGTGTGTAGAATCCTATACACCGCTCATTATCGGTGTATCCTACCAATACAACGGACGCCACACACAATAATCAACTAGTTTAGTTACCGCATCCTACGCTTAGATTCCCTGAACCACGTGTTAGCAACCTCGGTAACTTCTTTCCCGTAGTTCTCATTGATATACCTAGCGCCAGCCTCAAGGAATCGTCCACCACGAATACCTGAAGCCATCTGACGACGCCCGAACACCGAAGGCTTTGGATCGTTCTTGGTTACCCGCTTCAAAGAAGCCCCACCCGCACCCAGAACGTAAAGGGCACTCGTACCATGCGCCCCCCGAGGAACCCCACGAACCCTGCCTGATGACCCCATGAAATCAGAAGAAAACACGGCACCCTTCGGAATGAAGAAAGCCTCAGAAGGGGGATAATCGCTAAGATCCACGCGCTTGGAAATGGCCTTACCGAAAAACCTCATCGACCCAACACCAGGGGAACGCCCAGCCTTTGACTTGTTAGTCCCATCCGCACCGAAGTTGAGCCGATACCACTGTTTAGCTTGAGAATCCAAGAAGCTGATGTTACCGAAATAAATCCCGTCTTTATCTGAATCCTGGAATCTGGGACTGGATAGAGCGTTTCGCATTCTGTTGCCAGAGAACCGTCGCCACTTCCCAGTGTCGTTCCCACGATAGGATTCCTGCTTACCGATCGGGGACGCCTGATACGCCTCCACAACAGCGTTCTGCGCCCCGGCAGCAACACGCTTATTGACATCGGCCATCAACTCTCGACGGGTAGCTGACTGCTGCCAATGGGTAGAGAACTTATGGAACGCCTCAGAAACCTGAGAGTTTACCTCTCTCAAAACAGCTTTGATGATGTCATCGGTAATAAATACAAACTCATCACCAGCCATGACATCCCCCGAACCTAATCTGAATCGTCCTCATCTGTGAGCGCCACGTAAATCTCATCCAATTTACGCATGAACTCTTCATTATAGACGGACTCAGAACCGATCAAGTCAAACGCTAGATCTGTTACCTCATTGATCTGGTCAAGAATTAGTTTCCTGAACGCAACAGCAACGGAGTCATCTAGCTCAGGATCAACATGTTGTTCTTTGTAAGACAAAATGATCGCCAGGGCTCTATCTCGCCTCTTACCTAAAAATGCTTTGTCGTCCACTAGATTCTCCTGTACCGCTCATATTCAGAAACACCCTTATCCCAGTCGGAATAAAATCCTTCACCCCAAAGAGTATCCAGTTGCTCAAAGTAGGCTTGATACAACATCTTTATCCTGTCCGTCGAAAAGTTATTTCGAGAATCCTCAGCAATCCTAGCATTATCTAACTGACTTAGGTTCTGAGCAGCCCAGACAGCCTCACCAATAGTACGGAACCTGTACCCATCAATACCGTGCCGAATATTCTCGCTGAAAGCCCCGAAATCAGTAGCGATCACAGGAGTCCCACATAGCAGAGACTCAACACTGACCCCACCAAACGGCTCCAGATACGTTGTGGGCATAAACGTGGCCTTAGCGTGGCTAAGTAGTTCGGCCCGTTGCCTAAAATCAGCAAACCCGAAATGTTCGATATGGTCCCCCTGAATCATTACGTCCTCGCCAAGCAGCATGTCGTCTTGAACCTGAGCGCCCTGACCGGCAACAACCAGCTTCGCTCCGATCCGCTTGGTTACTTCTGCCGCAATAGAGACGCCCTTGCGGTTGATGAACCGCCCCAAAAACAAGAAGTAATCATCCTTCTCTAGATTGACTGGAAAGTTATCGACCTCGAAGTAGTTGGGAATAACTGTGTCGTAGAACTTCCCATTGTCATCATGAACATCACCATAGCAGTAATGCATGTGACTGTAAGACTCAAAGACCTTGTAGGACGAGAAAACTCCCGTATACCCGATCCCGAACTCTACAGTCATATGGTTGGGGAAAGCTTGGGCGATCTGTTCGTGACAACGGCCAGCGATAACGCAGATGAAATCTCGGGGCTGAATCCGATCCTTCAGAATCTCAATGACAGCGTTGTTGCCCTCTACCCAGTGAGCATCAGTGGGGTCCCATGTGATGGGAAAGAAGTTCTTGTGCCAGTCCACTTGAGGGAACCATTCCCGACGCTTCTCATCAGTGAACACCGGAAAGTGCTCGTCGCAATCAGCTTCGTTTCGTTCCCCAGAGAACAAATACACTTTGTGCCCTAGAGACTTCATCATGTTACAGAACTTGCGGCACTTACTCTGATAGGCGTCCGCCTCAAACTCCAACGTCGTATCCGTATGAGGCAGGGCAACTACCCAAAACGTTTTCTGATCCATAGACACCCCAAAGATAGAATTGGGACTAGTTTAGTCTAGGTCAGACTGGAACGAGAACACTAACTCGCACATGACGCTGTACCAAAACTGCTGATGCTTCTTCAAATACGCTCGACCACGTTCAACCGCAACACTCTCAATCTGACACACCAATAACTCGGTAGGGGTCGCCAAGGAAAGATCCATCACAGTCACGGTAGGTGACCCTCGACCAATACTGTTCATTCGACCCTCAAGGATGTCCTTGATATCCCCAGAAAGATGACGCCCGATAGCTTTGGATTCAGCATAGATGTCGATATAGAACAACAAACGATGCTCAGCCAAAACTGAACCCAGCTCAACGTCACTAGTCGTAATCTCTTCATCTGAGATCGCAATAGTATTAAGTTGGATGACCTCGTTATCATCTACTGGTTCGGGAATGAGATGTACGGGAAGATGCTTCCGGGCAGGATTAAACCAGCCGAGATCTTCCAAAGAATCATGAACCATGTTGTAGAAATTGTCGCCAATCAGGCGATACAGCTTACCGCCAGAATACATGATTACGCCTCATCCAAAGAGGTACAGTGAACTGCATACACAGACACAGAGAAGAGCCCAATCACCGGCTCCCAAAAATCAATATTGTAAAGAGAGTCCCCGAACCGTACCAAATCTGCATCAGACACATCTTCGTAATACGTGTCAAGAACTGTTATCGTTAGCTTCTGGTGGTTGAACTCCCCCATCGCTGTGCCATCCATCAGAGATCCACGAGTAGACACCTGAACAGCGCAAGGAACAATCATCTCAGGCGGAGCCACAGTAGAAGTAGGGGTAGCTGTGAAATCGTACGGGTCACCAGCAGGATCGTGAATCGGGTACGTGCGGTCCACGGTCCACATGAACGTAGCCTGTTCAGCCACCTCCTCAGGCATACCCATCAGCATTGTCTGGGTAATGGCGTTCCTGAATTCGGTGGCATTGAATCCAGCCCCGAACGTGGGGTCAGTAGGTGTAGCCATCAGACCACCCAATCGGTCGCATCGATCCGAATGGCGTAATCACGAGACCGGACAGCATCAATGTAGTAGGTGCTCAAATTAGAAGTAGAGGCCAAAGTTTCCAGAATTCTGTCCCTTTGGTTCATAAACTGGTCAAGGAGCGCCTTCAGAACCTGCGCCGACTGCTGAGTCTCGTACTCGACAGGACCAGCCTTAGCACGGAACACCGTCTTCATCTGAAGCAACTGGTTACGAACCACATCCATACAGGCGTACAGAACGATCAGATACTGCAACTGGCTAGAAAGAGTGGTTGTTCCACCAGTTTCTGTGATGGTTCCATCCTCGTCCATCTCATAACCCGAAATGACCTGATCCAGCACGGCCAACCAAAACGCATTCTTCAGCTTAGCTAACCACTCGTCATCGGTAGCTGCGCTATAGGGGGAGGTGGTCCCCGGAACCGAAAGTGCCGCCTCCAGACTCGGAATCAAGTCAGTCAAATAAACAGCGGCCATCAGTACCTCCAGAGAACATCTCCCCCTAAATAACGACCCGAAATCAGCCTGGGGTTACGGCCGTTTCCTTGAATAGCTGCTTCCCAATCTTGGAGGGGCGCAATTCCTCTAGACGGGCCTGAGCGGCCTTTACCTGAGCCAGAGTTGCCTTATTGGACTCATCCTCAGATAGGGTCACAATGCGGTCCATTGCTGCTGGATTCTGAATCTCAGCCAGACGCTTCTTGAAGGCTGCCGCCGACAACTTGAACAAATCAACCATATCAGATTCTGACAGGTTGTTAGGATTGTTGGCGTGCTCCGCGTAATCTTCTGCTGAATCGATCAGTCGCACAGGAATCAGACTCCCATTCTTGAAAGCGTCCACATCTGGGGCATATGCTCGATCTGAATTCAATAGACGCTCATCTACTGAAATCTGAATCTTCTGGCCCGGACGGACAAGTTCTGACCGAGTCTCCCCACGGGGATCATTGGTCAGAATCCACACTTGCGACAGAGTCGCATTTTCCCAAGTTTCCTTCTCTGGCATGACACACACTCCTACGTCTTAGTAGATATAACGGAATGATATCACAGAGAAGAGTCCATGTTTACATGCAGAAGCCCCGGTGACGGGGCTCCCGCATGACCTGCACGAATGGTCCCGAGGGTAGAGGTGTGTGTCTCAACCTGACCCTACAAGCATCTAACGGCAAACACTTTACCACTTTCGGTATAGTTCGGGCAGGCCCCTCTAGAACTCGTTTAGTCAAAATTTTCCACAGCTCCGAAAACTTTTGACCACTAGGAACATGATTCTAGGGGTCTGGTCTCCAGAACTCATCCACAGGGACCCAATAACGCCGTTTACTGAACTGTCGAACGGACTGTCAGACTCTGCTACACTACTGAACGGAGACCGTTGCTCTGCAACGCGAAAGGGGAGCCGCATCGGCGGCTCCCCTTTCGTTGTGTCGGGATGCGACTCAACCAGTTATCACGGCGTGATGCTGGTATCCACGATACGAGCCACACGGTCCGGCCTGGCACAAACTAGACCTGCCTCTCGCCGTACACGCAGGTGCCAGTAGTCAAGCTCTTGCTCGACCCAGTCGGCAGAACGCAGACCGCCCCAGAACACCGACTTGGACGCATCAGGCGCAACAACAAACAGCTCATTCGCAGGGAAGTAGCTAACGTCGTTATCGTCCTTGTAGTTCGTCAAGGTGACGATGTTGGCACCAAGGTAGGTGCCGAGAACGCCACGGCGAACCATGTCCTCGTTGGTGGCAAGAAGGAACCCTGCACCGTTGTAGCTGGGCCCCATCAGATCGTACATGATCTGATCAGTCATGGTTGCACGACCAACGATCGTAACCTCACGACCCTTAGAGGCGTCCCGAACCGCAGCCAACGCAGAGTTGACGGTGGCGAGAGAAACCCCAGAACCGGAATGGTAGTTGGGACCAGAAGGAACAGCCTGCTGCAACAGGGTGAGGAAACGCTGATTGATCGTAGCGTCCATGCGCTCGATACCAAGCTCGATGAGGGTAGCAGCAGTCTCACCGAAGTTGGCCTCTAGCTTGTCAAGGTTTTCGAAGACATGGAAACCGATGGTGTCGGCCTCAATCTCTGCGCTTTCCTTGTGGACACTCGACGCCTCAATGTAACCACCACGAGCAAGCCAGAAAGCCTTCATGCCCCGAACCTCAGACCAAGTGACGCGCTGCCCGAAGGGCACGTTCACTACAGTCGAAAGTAGTGACAGAAGGTTCTCATGCTTGAAACCCTCGTAAATGGTGTCAGACATCTCCTGAGCACGGTCATGCAACCACTGCTCGTTGTCGATGTTCTCACGCGCTTCCTCGTTCAGCGCCTGAAGCTTACGCCCGAGAGCTTCGCTCTCTTCGGTTGTGGTATTACCTTGAATAGTGTAACGAGACATTTCAGACACCTCCCTCAGAAGTTCAGACGGGCTTCGATTTCGCCCGTGGTGTTGTTGACGCCAGTAACGACAAGCCATGCCTGAGAAGCAGTAGCGGTTTCAGCCCAGTACCCGGCAGAATCATTACCAGTGCCGGGAGTCAGGAAATCACCTACTGCAACAGTGGGGGTAGCCCCACCCACGCCTGCAACCATCTTGCGGGCGGCCGGGTAGCTGTCACGGAACAGGAATGAGGTTGCGGTGGTGTTCCGAAGAACGACCTTCACATCCTGACCTGAAATCAACTGACACGCCTTATCGACGGGAGCAGTATCAAGGTCAGAGTAGGTGGTCAGAACAGGATCGGTACCTGCAAAGCCATTCCACGCATACTCAAAGACGATGATTCCACCCTTGCCGGGTAGCGGCGCGTCCTGAGCCCCGGTGGCTAGTTCAAGCCCACGGCATCCCAGAGCGTTGGTGGTAGAAGTTACGACAACGGGAGCACCGATAGGAATGGCCGCGCTGTCATCGTTGAAGTAACGACCCTGGCGCTGCCCACCCTTCGGAGTAACCCGGAAATCAAAGTTACGACCATATGAGGACATTTCCCCTCCTTTCTAAAATCAGATGTTAAGTTCCCGAACGTCGATACCCCGGTTGCGGGCGCTGAATACAGCGGCAGCAGCAGAAGTGGTCGAACGCTCAGTACGGACGGTTTCCATAGCGGTTTCGGCAGCAGCCTCACCCTCAACCTCGGGCTCACCCTCGGTGGCAGGAGTAACGCTGGCAACTGCACGGAGATCTTCGAGAGTCGCCTCGAAAGCCTCATCAGAAAGAGCAACCCAACGATCAATATTGGCATCGATGTACTCGTCGCCAAACGCTGCAACAGCCTTGATCGCATCACGACGCTCAGTCTTGACAGTCTCAAGACGGGCAGCCTCAGCTTCAGCAGCGACAGCGGACTCAAGGTAGCTAACAGTGTCGGCAAGAGTCTTTTCAGCAGCAGCAGCCTTAGCTTCTGCGACATCAAGCTTTGCCTGCACCTCAGCAATAGCAGAATCAACTTCGCTCTGCTCTGACGCAGCGGTCAAAGCATCGAGAGAAGCCTGAATCTCAGCAACCTTTGCGTCAGCAGCAGCCTGAATAGGGGCAACAGCCTCTTGAACAGCGGCGGTAAATTCATCTTCGGTATAGGTCTTCATGTCACCCCCTTCGGGATCAGTCTCTACAGGGACTTCAGTTGAACAGAAGCTACAAGTAGCCTCATCATGGGTAGCGCCATCAGGCATCTCAGCAAGTAGTTTATCATGCTGTTCTTTGAGTGAACCCATAGAAAGACACCTTTCTGACATCTGCGAACTTAACGGCCGAGTATCAAATCATTAAAGACAGAAATAATACGGCAATCAGTAACGTGATTTAGCCATAAAGCCCTGAGCGACCTGAAGAGCAATCAAGCTCGGAGGTTTACGGTTTAACATTTCCTCGGCAGCGACCTCATGTTCCTTAGTGGCATAAAGAATCTCGTCATGAAACGCCTGGAACTGTAAGGTCCACATGACCTTTTCCCATTCATCTGGGGAAAGATGAGGGGACTCTGCTGCGATAGAGGCTAAGACTCGATGCTTCTCGTCATCGGTTGTCATCTTTGAAATCTCATTGATTTCAGCGTTAGTCCACCCAGGGCGATCAGGGGGAATAATCAACCCCGTCCCCAGAAAATGGGGATTATCCAACTGCTTACTAGCCCTATGTTCCCTAATGCAGTCACAGTAGGTGTCAGACATTGGCCCCGCATAGTCGAACGTTTGGCCGCAACCACCCTCACCCACGCAAGTAACTGTGTCAGAAACACTCTCCATCGACTGGTACAGCGAACCCTCGCTATAGGCTTTTTCGATGGCTGAAAGTTGCTCTGGGAAATACCACTTCCAGAACGCCCCCACAGTTTCCACAAACGGATTCTGATCAGCGGCAGACTCATCTGTCGGATAGATCATCTCTGACGCAACAACTGTACCGACAATCTCGTTATGCCGATGACCCATGTTCATCGGGGTGTGATCAACCGTCGAATGTTTCGCCTGTAGATCACTGAGAGTCCAATACTGGTTATTACGGTTAGCGTTATCAGCCTCAACATATCGACCCACAATCCACTTGATGAACTTGTTAGTCTTGATGTGCTGAGAAGCCCAATCGGAAGCAACGTCGCGATCATCATCGATAAGTCGAGCAGAACAAGTGAAATGAACGCTATTTCCAGACTCGATGATGATAGACATAGTTATACCTCCACAAATGTAACGGTTCTTCCAAATATGTTCTATTCGGGTTTATCTTCACCACGGGGAGGGCCTGAACGCTGCGATTGCCGATTCATTCCGCCACCGTTCTTGTTGCCCCCACCACGACGACCAGCAACCCGTTTGGAGACTGGACGGCCGTCCCGTGGGGGAGTCCCATTCTCCCCATCTCCCTGGGGCAACCCGTCGGGTTCTGATCCGGGGTTCGGGTCTGTCGCAGCGTTGTAATGTCCGAAAATGTTGTTGTAGTACTTGTTCTCCCGTTCCATCTTGATTGCCTCATCGGATTCCAGAATGTCCAACTCGGCAAGCATTGTGTCACGAGAGAGATCCCCACCATCACGGAGATCCATCATGAACGTAGCGATGTTAGGATCGAACGCTAGAGCCACCCTACGTGGGTAGAACTGCAACTTCGGATCATCTACGAGTTCAGGGTTCCTCTCCATCGTCTTCTCAAAGACGTGGCGCATGATCGAATCCCTGATCGAATCCCTACGGGCCTCCATTGAGGTGGAGATAACCTGAAACAACTTCAGAGAGTTATCTGCGGCCATGCCAGAACTGTACGAACCGCTGGAAAGGATCTGGTACAGGCGGGACGTGATACGAGAATCGATCCCGTTGTATCTCTCCGGGGAAAGAGTCTTGTCAGTCTTGGGGGTGATGATCTCGATCTCAATACGGTGATCAGACACAATGATCGGCTGACGAGCAGTTCCACCGATCTGAGTAGATAGGTCCTCTAGTTCCCCAGGTTGCGCTGGACGATCGTCAGAACCCTTCTTGACGAGGATCACCGCATTCGTAGACCCCAACAAAGAAGTCCGGTCCATTGCCCTCAACAGATGCTTGAGGTCCAGCAACTCAAACACTGACTCCATACGAACATC